AGTAAAGGTAGGAAGCAATTACGTAGACTGTGTTACGCAGCCGCTGTATTGAATCCTTCCATTTCTTATGCCGGTGTTTTGTTGACTCCCATTGGATATGAGCCTGTTACAATGACGGGCCATGATGGTTATTGGGAAGATATAAGACTCCCTTTTTCTATGTGGCGAGATGTGCGTGAACACGATAGTGCAATGCGTTTACGTACCTATGGATTTTAATTGCACCTCGCCTTTGGAATGGCGTAAAATTCATCCCCCAGTTTCAAATCTGATGGTTAGCAAAATTGTTGTGTTTTATTGGATACCATATTTTTCGGAGTGACTAACCGATAATATAGGCTTGAAGCACAATTTTTATGATGACGAAGTGTCATCATAGTCAAACCCCACCCTTGATGGTTGATAAAGGAGATGGGTTAAATAACTTGACCAACAAAAACACATATGAATGTATTAAACAAAAGCAAACCGGTGGTCGTGACGACCACAAAATCGACACGGATGTGTTGTCCACTTTTAAATGGGTTAACGATGTTGATCCTATGATAGTGGTAATTGAGAGGAATTTTGCCCTTTATGAGAAACAATTATTGGGCATGCCCCTTCAAGATTTTCCTGTAGCTGAACTGGAGGATTCTTACAATGAATATGTTCCCATTTTCAAAATTCAGTCTGGTATTACGTCTGATACCAACATTGTAGATTCACGATCTGATGTCACTCATCAAACCATGCGTTTTCGTGATCAATATGCTGGCCATCAGAATGATATTGAATCTTTTGTTGATCCAACGCGTAAGTTACAAGACAAGGATGATGTGCCTTTGGCTGATTTCTTTTCTCGACCTCAGAAAGTTTTTGAGGCTGAGTGGAACACAAATGGCATTATTAATGGTGATTTTAATCCTTGGCGACAATTTTTGACAAACAAGAGAGTTCAAAATCGTTTGGCAAATTTTAAACTGTTGCGTTGTGATTTGCGTATGAAAGTTGTTGTTAATGGTAACGGTTTTCAGTATGGCAGAGCGATTGTAGCTTATTGGCCGATGTCTGGTTATGATAATCTTTCAACGCATACTGCATTGGATCCTGTTGATTTGACTCAAACTTCTCAG